TGAAATACGAAGAGCAATACATTAATTAGGAGATTTAGATGCAACTTTCAGCAAATTTTACACTGAGTGAGATGGTTAAAAGTGAAACCGCACTTAGGTACGATATGAACAATACACCCGGAGATTCGGAGATTGAAAACCTCAAGGTATTGTGTGAGAAGGTTTTGCAACCGGTTAGAGAGCATTATGGAAAAGGTGTAAAAGTTAATTCAGGTTTTAGGCATCCGGAAGTTAATGCTAAGGTAGGTGGATCAAAAACATCAGACCATTGTAAAGGTCAGGCTGCTGATATTGAAATTCCGGGTGTAGCTAATGCAGACCTAGCAGAGTGGATTAAAAATAATTTAGATTTTACTCAATTAATTTTAGAATTCTACACTCCAGGTGTGCCCGATTCGGGCTGGGTTCATGTATCATATGACTCAGCAAACTTGAAAAAACAAGTTATGACTGCTATGAAAGAAAATGGTAAAACGGTTTATAAACCAGGATTGATAGCATAATTGAACTTAAGAGTATTTAATCACATAAAGCATGATTTTCCAAAACTGGAACGCTCTACCAAGGATGGTGTACGAACTTACAAAACACCATCGGGTAGAGCCTATCCATCCGTCACAACCGTTACATCTCTGCTTAGCAAAGATTCCATCAAGGAGTGGAGAGAGAAGGTTGGAGCAGAAGAAGCAAATAAAATCACAGCCAACGCCTCTAGAAGAGGAACAAGAATTCACGGTATATGTGAAGACTATCTCTCAAACGAAACATACACAGTTACTTTTGAAGACAAACAGCTCTGGAAAGACATTAAACCTTTTATTGATAGCATAGATAATATACATGCTTTAGAAAGTTCATTGTATTCCGATCATTTAGAAGTAGCTGGAACAGTTGATTGTATTGCTGAGTATGAGGGTGAATTGTCTGTAATAGATTTTAAAACTTCTGCTAAGAAAAAAGAAAAGGAATGGATTTCAAACTATTTTATGCAATGCTCTGCTTATGCGGTAGCCTTTGAGGAACTAACTAAAATTTCCGTATCGAACATAATTATTATTATGGGTGTAGATCACGAAGGTGGGTTTGTATTCAAAGAATCTAGGGATAATTGGATAGATAAATTTAAGGACCTTAGAAAGCAGTATAAAGCCGCGTATAACGTATAAAGTAACGTTGACATAAATAAATAAATTAGTTATAATAATAATATGATCGTATGAAGTTTATTGAAAGGTGTTCTGGACGGGGGTGCGAATCCCCCCACCTCCACCAAAAGCATATTTGCAGACCGTGCCACTCCTAGTTAAGGTAAGTACTGCAGGACGGAGTATGCTTCTGATGGGGGTGAATAGTTTCGACAGGGCAATGAGTAGAGAGATGGACGATCCGGCAATGTGAAAGCCGTAGGGTTGAGACTTCTCGGCCAAAGAAACAAAACGTTAAACGCAAACGACGAAAGATTTGCACTGGCTGCCTAAGCGGCATGTCGGAGTTTTTCTGGTTGAACTTGGCAACAGAATCAACCAGATCAAATTAGTAAGTCTTTGCCTGGTAGCTATCTCCCAAACCATTTAATAGGTTGGCTTAGATAGTTTTGATGGTGACGAGCTGATGTGGAGTAGTTAACTTTTATTTAAAACTAAGGAAATAAAATGAAATCAATTATCGCCGCTGTAGTCGCTTCTACTTTTACCATTGCAGCTTTTGCTCAGGCTCCTGCTAAGCCGGCTGAGAAAAAAGATGCTCCGAAAGCTGAAGTCAAGAAAGACGAAAAGAAGAAGTAATTTATAAGGTTTGGGTGGACCTTAAAACCACCCACCTTTACACACATACACAAAGGAGAAGTAAACATGAGTAATATGACACCGTTCGAGATTCGCCTTGAACTGTTAAAAATGGCGCAAACAATGCTGGAGCAAGATTATTATGGTAAACGTGAACTCATTGGTAATGACTGGCAAGTGAAAGTAGAAAACGCCAGGCATGCAGGCCAAGTACCTCCAGACCATCCTGGCTTTCCAGCCTACCCTTCTGAAGCTGAAATTATTACAAAGGCTCAAACTTTAAATGGCTTCGTTTCTCAAATTCCTGTAGATCAAAAGACTACAACCAAGAAGTAATCTAACGACAAGGGGATGGCTTAACCGCCATCTCCCCTAAGAAGGAGAACAAATGGTAATCAACCTAATAAGATTGTTAGTTATTTTATTAGCGGTATTTTTTGTATCATCGATGTATAACCTTAAAACTAATGAACTTAAAAGAGTCAATAGTGGTAGTTTCTTTTCCTTCTCAGAAAGGGAACGGCATTTAAAATGTTTAGCAGACAATATTTACTTCGAAGCTGGTTATGAGTCTTTCGAGGGTAAGGTTGCAGTTGCTCAGGTTACATTAAACAGAGCTTCTCACGGTTCATTTTGGCCAACCGACATTTGTGAGGTTGTTTATCAGAAGAACGTAATTTATTCTAAAGTTATTTGTCAGTTTTCTTGGTATTGTGAGATTGGACCAAAAACGAGAGAAATAAACAATAAGGCATACCAAGAATCCTTGATAGCAGCTAAGCAAGTTCTTTTTGAGGGTTTTAGACTTCCTTCGATTAAAAACGCTTACTACTACCATGCTGACTATGTAAGTCCAAATTGGAATAAACCAAGAATAACAAAGATAGGTCGCCATATATTTTACGGGGATAAAAAATTATGAAACTTAATGAAATAAAATTAAATAATTTAAGGGAAAAAATGCTCCAGGTGGGTAAGAATTGGAATGTGGCTACCTTAGAGTGGTTTTCTATTTTACTTCTCCATGCTGCATTTGTTCCTACATATCTTTCTGTGTGGTCAGGTCTTTCTGATAGATTACCATCATTAGATGTAGCATTAATTGTATGGACTTCTATGTTGCTACTTTTCCTAAGATCGGTTATACTAAAAGATACACTTAATATTGTAACAATTGGATTAGGTTTTGTAGTTCAAATTTATTTTTTAGGGTTTATATTTTTTAGATGAATGAAGAATTAAATAATAGCATTTTAATTACTAGACGTTTTAGGTCTCCTAGTGAATTTTCCTTATACATTGAAGAAAGAGTTCTAAAAGAGAAAATTAGTTACATGGATGCTATAATTGATTACTGTACTACAAACGATGTAGATCTAGAAAGTATTGGAAGCTTAGTTACTACATCACTAAAAGAAAAGGTTCAATTGGAAGCTGAAGAGGCAAATATGCTTAAGCCTCGTGGTAAACTTCCTCTATGACTATGGAACCTTATGATGTTTACAAAGCGTACCTATCCCTGAGACTTCATTTTACAACAGACAATTACGACGTAATAAAACAACAGGGAAGAGTAAAAGCTTCAAAACAATCTTTTTTTAAAAGAAGAGATTTGTTTTCAATTAAAAAAATATCAGAACTTTACACCGATAAAGAGGTGGTAGATTTTTTGGTAGCAAATTTTGTATCAGGAGATAGGTGGGGAGGGGTGTTTGACCATGATGCAAAAGAAACTTATTTACACTGGAAAAAAAGAATTGAGTCTATGTCTTATACATTTGAAAAAGAAATAGACAATATGATAAATCACGCTGAAAGGAATAATTTAACCTTTTCTCAAATTTTTAGTGTGGCTAAAAACAGTCATCCAGAAATACTTAAACTTTATTTAAAGGGTTCAGTTTCCATAGAAACTTTAGTGGTTTTAAATAAGCTAAATAACTATGTAGAACAGTTAGATTCGTTATTAGATAAGGATGTTATTTGGCCTGATGTATCTAGAATAATTAAAAAGTATTCTCCTTTCCTTTCAATAAACAAAGAAAAGTATGACAATATCGTTAGAAGAAGAATTGGATGTAACTAACAATAGATTAGCTGAATTAGAAAAAAATATAATGATTATACAAGATAGCATTTTAACATTAGCTGAACAAGTAAAAGAGTCACAAAGGTATATTATTAAATTAGCTCACAATCAATCTATTGTTACAAAAAGAATTTCACAATGGCCTTTTATTGCTGTACCATCTAATGAAGGGGATGAGGTATAATTTTCAG